TGTTAGAGCTTTCATTAATGATGTTAGCTCCGCATTGATTTTGAACGTTGTTTACTTTAATTGTACTTGTCATAATTAATTTTGAAATTTATACCTTATTATTACTATACCAGAGCCACCTGCAGTTGCACAACCATTTGTGTTTCCTGGAGTATTAGCTGATCCAGCTCCTCCACCTCCACCACCAGTGTTAGCTGTTCCTCCTGGACCTGGAGCATTACAACTTGTTGCTCCTGTAGCACCTCCACCAGTTCCACCAGTTCCTGCTGATCCAGAGCCACCATCTAAACCACCTCCTCCACCACCAGCACGAGCTGTAGGTGTACCTGTAATACAAGATGTTACTCCATTACCACCATTACCTGCATTAGATGGTGTTGCTCCTCCTGCGTTTCCGCCAATAGCACCAGCTCCACCTCCGCCACCACCTCTGTCATCTGAACCACAAGCACCAGGTGCAGGTTGGGTAGAAGAAGCTCCGCCATTTTGACCTTGTGCTGGAGTAACTGGGGGAGTATTTCCTGACCCACCTGCAGTAGAACCTCTACCACCGCCACCACCACCAGATCCTCCGTTTTTACCCACTGTATTAAATACACCACCACCGCCACCACCAGCGCTTGTTATTGTTGAAAAAACTGAACTAGATCCACTCACACCACAAGTTCTTGACGCACAAGGTTTACTTACGGCTGCAGCACCTCCCCCTCCAACTGTAATTGGAAAAGCTGATGCTGTTACTGTAATTCTGTTTGGTGCACTAGGTCTACCATCTAAAGGACTTGCAGTATAAGGTGTAACTGGAGATTTACTTTCTCGATAACCGCCTGCTCCACCGCCACCACCACCTTGCATACCACCACCGCCACCACCACCAGCTACTACAACATACGAAACTTCATTATTTGCTGCACAAATAGCAGCAGTACTTACAGTAAAAGTTCCTGGACTTGTGAAAGTGTGAATTTTACAATTTCCAGATGTTGTTATAGTTCCTCCTGTTGCAACTATAAAAGGATTTCCTCTTTCATTAGAAGTTGAATCTTGAACATTTACCCAACCTTGTGTTGAATCAACATATACAAATGTAACTGATTGTCCTTCTGTATCTAAAATCACATCTGCGTTTGTCCCACCAATTTTTTCAGAACCATTTGGTGATACTGTTAAATTATTTGTTTGCCAAGTTCCTGCATAATCTGCAAGAGAAACTATTGCTCCTGCTGATCCAGCAGGTAAATTACAAGTGAAAGCAGAAGATGTTGTATTACAAAAAAATCCATCTCCAGATACCGCAGTGAAAGTTGCTGTCTTTGGAGTTGTATCCCAATCAACAGTTCCTGTTCTTCCAAAACCAGATTGACTAGCACCACTTCCTAAAGTTACCGTATCACCAGAAGCCCCTAGTGTTAAGGTAGTTCCGCATTGTGGTTCGACTGTGTTTACTTCTATTTTACTCATTAAATTACTACTAATGTTCCTGTTATTGTTTGTGTTCCTGTAATTGTTACAGGTCCTGCTAAAACTCCTGAATCAAAAGTTTGATCTTGTGAAATAGTTGATGCTTGATTCATTACAAAATCTTGTGCAGCCATTCCAGGCGAGGGCGTTCTATTTGCTGGTACAGTACAAAATACATCTTTTGTTCCTGCAGCAAAATCTATTTTTGAAGTATTACCTGCTGAGTTTGATAACACAGTGTCTCTTGAAAGTGTATCAGGAGCGGCATCAGTTACTGTACCAATACCTACTTCAAATTCTCCTGTTCCTGTATTAACAATAGCGTAAAATGTTGAATTAGTGGTTCCTACTCCTGCAACAAAAGAAATAAAATCTTGAGATGCTCCGTCAAGATTCAAAGTTCCTTGACCGGTAGTGGTAGTAGTTTCCTTTACCCTATCGTTTATCACAAACGCCATTTAATCTCCTAACTTATTCTAAGTATAGCAGCACTTGTAGTGAATGCAGGAAACTGAATTGTAAAAGTTCCAGCTGTAGCTGTTTTGTCCCCTCCAAAATCTAAAACTGCAACTGCTGTATTAGAATTCGATGTGTTATAAATCAATGCACCTCTAGCAGTCAAAGTAACTCCTGTAAAAGATCTATCAGCAAAATCAACAATAGCAACACTTGATGCTACTGATGTTTGTTGTGATCCTACAGCTAATTTTCCTCCACCACTTACATACTGACCTGTCGCTGGTACTTGATTATCAGTAGTAAATGAAGTTGTAGATTTACCTAAAGTTGCTGAGCTAGTGTAGAGAGCAAGTTTAAATTGATCTCCTGATGTTTGTGTAAAGTTGTGTTTTGCTTCTAACAATTCTTTTTTGAAAGAATTTGCTATCGCGTTAGTTGTTATTGCCATAATTTTTTGCTCCTATATTAAGGTGATGGTGACGCTATTTTTATTCTTGGAACACCATCATCATATTCAGCTCTTCTTCTTCTACCTGTTTGTTGAAGAACAAAAGAGTTTATTTCTTCATTATACATGTTTTTATACAGATTGTACATATCCATTGGCCCCTTCAAGAAAGAAAAAGCCTCAACAAGCACCCCATGAAGAAGCATGGATTCTTGATAGGTTGAAAGGTACGTTGTATTTGTTGATGTAAAATGAGGGGGGTCAATGATATAATTTAATTGAACCGCATAATTTATGTCTGGTGTTGGAGCCACCACAATAGTATTATCATCCCAATTTGCATAGTATTTAGGCTGTCCTGTAGCTCCTGAGCCATTAAACTCTGTAATAAAACTGGTATCCCTTTTTTCCATAAAAGTCCGTGCTGAGGTGTTAGTGGTATCAGCAAAAACTTGAAGAGAACGAATTATAAGAAATTCAGCAGGTGTTACTAAATATCTCTTGTTTGCTGTAAATGAAGATGTAGCATATTTTCTAATATCATCATAATCTACTTTGCCAGCAATATCTAATTCTGTGTTTCTAATAAATTGATCAATAAGAGTATCACTTAAAACATTACTGTCTACTTCTGTGTAAGCTCTGATTTGTGTTTGAAAATCTGAATAAGTTATAGCCATTATGTAATACTCACTGTTACGCTTCCAATTGTAGTTTCTGCAGAAAAGCTTGTTAATGGAGTTCCAATAATATTATCACTTGAAGAGGGAAGCATGCTGAAGCTGTTAAATTGTGGTAAATTATCAGGGTTATTATTTATGTACAAAGTAAAACTTGATGTTGTATCAGGATGTTGAGGTCTTGCATCTAATAAAGCTTGTGGATCGGAACCATACACCTTGGGTGTAAGTTGTGGGTGTTTAGGTTCAAATTCTGAAATATGCACAATAGAACCATTCCATTCTTTTACCATTTCAGAATAAGGAAAAGCCTGACCTGATCGATCTGATATAGCTTGTGAATTTTTACCTTTTGCAAATCTTCCCATTAGTTCCTCGTTGGATAATAATTAGCTGGTGATATAAACACAGAAGTTCTTTGACCATCTTCATCAAGTGCTCTTTTTAATTCATCTTCGTAATATAATTTTAACGCTTGAGTTCTTTCAGGTGCATATTTAAGAGATAAATAAAATGCTAATCCAGAAATCATACATGGTAAAAATCTAAAAGGTATGTCAGGATTATTAGTGTATGCTCCTGCATCTTCAATTCTATTTAATGTGTAGTAACAAAGATGAGTATAAGTGGATGCATCAGGTGTTAAATACAGAGTAATAGTAGGTGTTGTTTGTCTATCTACATAATATTGTGATGGCTGACCTTGAGCACCTTTATTTGGTAAAGCTGCGTATGTAGATCTATCTATTTTAGATAAAGTAAGATCGGTAACGTTGGTTCCAGGAGCAGAAGCTGTAGAAACATACGCTTCTAACACATCATTAGTTGAAGTTGGTGTAGTATAAGTTGCTGTACCAGCAGTTAACGCTTGAACTTGTTTTTCAACTTTCCAGAGATGAACACCTCTGTTTCCCCATTCTGAAAACAAAACATTTAAACCACGTCTTGCTTTTTTTAAATCATAACCTGAATTTGTTGAAAGGCCACATCTTTCGTATGCTTCTTCTACGATATCATCAATCGATAAATCGAATGCTGTAGTCCCTGATGTAGCCATTCTAACATATTCCTATTTTTTTAATTTTTTTGCAATTAAAGCACCTAAAACTGCTTTTTTAGGTTTTGTCATTCCGCCTTTTTTATACATAGGTTTTTTTGACATTCCGCCACCCATCATTTTTTTTTTAGCTACGCCACCTTTCATCATTTTGCCCATAGCCATTTTCTTTTTTGGTTTTATTTTTCCATGTTCCATTAGTATACTCCTTTAAAGTTATTACCTCGAATAGCTGCACCGCCACCTCTGGCCATACCGCCTTGTTTCATTTTTTTGGATTTACCCGTAGCACCTGCAATTTTATCTGCGTAGGTAATTTTATCCCTTGGCTCAGCTAGTGCTGCGAATTTTTTTTGTTTAGGTGTTTTAGGTATCATACCACCTTCAGCAAATCTTTTTTTACCTTTTTTATTCATTTCAATTATTTTTTTAATACCAGGATAATCTTTTGCTTTCCCAATACCGATTGCAATTTTTTTAACTTTGATTGGTTTTTTCACTTTTCCTCCTTTATCCATTTTTTGTGGTTTAATTGGTGCAGGAGAATGCTTAGGTCTATTAAGAAGATAATATTCATAAGTTCCAGGTTTTGGTGATTTTACATCACCACCCTTTTTTAAACCAGGAAGTTTAGGTTGCACTCTAGGTGATTTTTTATCTTTTAATCTTTTTCTTCTTTCTTCTTTGACCTTTTCAATAATTTTTTTAATTGAATCTCCAATTGGTCTAAGTCCTTCTCGTCTTGGCATTTTAAACTCCTATAAAATTTTGTACTTTGTTGAATCTATTATACCACCTTGATTCTTCTTTGCAAAGGTGCTTACATTTGTGGGTTTGCCCCCTACACCTTGAGCTTTACTTCTCTTTCTTGCAACAGCAGAACGCCTTTGCGATTCTGTCATACGGGCGGCTTTTGCAGCAGGCACGCATTTGGGGTATTTTCTTTTTGATCCACTTGCAGATTTTCTTCCACATTCTTTAAAACCTCCGCCTTTCTTTTTTGAGCCGATATCGACCCATTTTTCATTAAACCACTTTGTCAAACCACCTGACTTCATAGCTGGGACACAATT